CGCCTGCTGATCCTGTCCCGCCTGCTGCAATCGGTTCGCCTCGTCAACCATCAGCGCCGCTTGACTGGTCATTATCTGCGCACGCTTGCTGATTTCCGGTACAGGCGTTGGGCCAATTCCCCAGTTTTTATCATCTGTGGGAAACAGCATATCAAACAGCCGCGCTTCGGCGGCATCTGTTTTGCTGCGCGTCACGTTGATAAACAGCTTGGATTTATTGCCCTCTCGCAGATTGCGGAGAGTCTTAGCGTCGTACTGCCCGTGATACTGCCGCAGATCGTCAATCCAACGCTGCTCGATCACAGTACGCCGGGAAACACGATTGTCCGCCTCACGCTCAAGCGCTTGCACAAACCCCACAAGCTTATCCTGTGGGTTGACCTGTCTTGTCGGTGCGGCGTCGGACTGCATCGCGTCCATCAATATCCGGCCCTCATGTCACTAATAACCGATGTGCTGTCTTGCATTCTCTGCGCAACAGGTTGCACTTTCGCAACACTTATACCGGAAACGATTAAATAACGCAATGCATCCATTGCGTGATCGTGCGCCTTCACAATCTTGCCGTTTTCGTCTCGGCGGTAAATGCGGTATTCCGCCAGTGTATTCCCACAGTTTTTAAATACCTTTAGCCGCCCTGTTGACAGGCGCATGAACACTTTATCTAAGCCAGACTCCACACTGTTTTCTGCTAGATTGAGTTTTAGCCCCAAATCTCGATAGCTCACAATCAGCTGCTGTCCATCATGCTGATTCCTGCCGCGTGATGCTGGATCAATTACGCCTGGTATCCAATCGCCACGGGCTTTGATTGCCGCCGCGTGAACAGACGCTTCAGCCTGTCCCCGGTAATGCTCGCTGTAGATGTATAGCGTGTCAGTCTCTCGGTCATGTGCGCCCCATAACGCTGCGGTCTTATTCCACCCTACATCCAGCGCATAGGCACGAGGCCAATACGCTGGGATCTTAAACGGGTCGCAAATGATGTCAGATTCCGGCACTGGATAGATTGCACCAGCCCCCAGCGACGGCAGGCCTTTGCTGCGAGCGTCACGCAAATGCGACGGCGTGGCCTCTAGAATCTCTCGCTTGGTCTTCTCATCTAAATGGGGAACATCATCCCAACCACACATAACCATGTATCGGCTTTCCGTGATTTGCGGCATTTATCACCCTGATGGTGTGTAGCTGGACGGCATATAGGATAGCACGACATCACTCATGCCTTCAAGCGGGGTAAATGTTGCCATAATCAACCCGTTTGTGGTTGCAGTCCTCACAACCATTTCCCCGTATTCAGACTTGCCGGGTTCTTCGTCCACCCAAATCACATGCTGCGCGGTGCCTTCAAAAGCGCCCCTGCCCTGCTGGTATGATTTAAATCCTAGCGTGGAGTAACCGCCGGATACATGGCGGATCTTGATTGTATCGACAAGATCCGAGACGCCTTGTTTCCAGGTGATTTGACCTTGACCCAATGCAAGCGCATCTCCGGGAATGAGTCCCGTCCCGTCCACCAGCTTCCGCTTGCCGCTGTCCTCGTAAGTAATATCACCTAGCAGGAGGTTCTGAATCACGTCCCGCGTGGATTCGTTGGTTTTTCCTGCCGCCCATGCTCTGATGGGCCTCTCAAAGCGTCGTCCCGGCCACCAGTGCGGATACCGTCCGGTTAGCCAGTAGGACATGGCATTTCCGCCCCCAATGGTCTTGCCCACACGGTTTGCAGCAATAAACCCCACCTCTCGATTTTTAGCCGTCGCCTCGAAAAACTCCATGTGTTTAGGGTACAGATGCCGGGCGTGATACGTCTGGCCGCGCCAAACGTGCGTAACATCCGGGAAAAAATGCTCTATGCGCTTTTGTCGATCACGCCTGTCTAGCTCCTCAACAATCCGCACGGCCTCGGCTAGCGCATCGCCGGACAGGGATTGCAGGGCGGCAGGATCAATAATCATGCTGGTGGATTATCAGATTTATCAACTATTGCGTTTGTTTTTTCTGATTCTGGGGCTTCGGTATGCGAATTTACCGGGCTGGCATTAACTGGCGGTTGAATCAACTCTTTATCTGCGTAAAACGCGGCCTTCATTGCGCATTGCGCCGCCCCATTTTCCGCCAGCAACAGCGCCAGCTTTACCCGCAAATCTTCATCATCCATTTTGGATACTTTTAGCTCCCCATCCAGCGTCAGCTTGTCCCCATAACGCTTCGGGTTCTCCTTTCCCGCTTGCCATTTCTCGGCATCAATCGCAACCCGTGCCGCATCCGCTTTATACTCGCCGGACAAGGCTTTCTGCGAGATTTCGTCGATTCTATCCGCTCTTGCGTCGGCACGAGCTTCTCGCGCGCGGGCGTAATTGTCGGCAAATTCTGGATACTTCCGCAACCAATTGTATACAGTATCTGGATTCGGCATATCCTCGCGCTGGCAAATTCGGCGCAAATTCTCGCCCGACGCAATGAATCCGCAGATAATCTGCATCAGTTCAGGTGTATAATCAGACGGACGTCCTGCGGGCATAGTCAATTTCCATGCATTTGATTTTCATAATCATCAGCATTTTAACCGCATAAAATCATTCGAGCAAGTGTGCGCAAAAAAAATGATGCCGCCCCTAAAAAAACGCTTGCACACCCGCACAATGTGCGGTAGATTTAATTATCAACAAGGGCGAGGCCCGCAGCACAGGAATCCAGACGATGACACAGCGCACACATAAATTAAAACAGCGTTTTGGCGAAAAAATGTTTGCAATTACTTTGCCGGAAAAAGGCGCGGCGACTGAAAGGCATAAAGCTGTGGCGCTGTTTTTTATGCAGCAACCTGGCGTCACCCTTATGCACAAGGGACGCCCGGCAAATCCAGAATATCTGGAAACTTGGGAGTTTAAAAGCGACTGCTTAAGTGATCATTGGCTGATCGACGGCACACCCGCAGACGAGGAAAATTTTTAATGCCCTGCCACCCCAACCTAGGCCGTCGCAGCGCGGCACAGAAATCAGGAATCAAGACAATGCTATATATCGTTTCTCGCAATTGCGGCCACCACAAAGATTACCTTTCCGGCTGGTGCGCTGAATACGGGACAGAATCGCGCATGTCACGCGAAAGCGCTTTAACCTTTGCCACGCGAGAAGAAGCAGAATCCGCTTGCGAAAAGGCGCGGCAGATTGTGCCGGAATGGCACGGATTGAGCGGCGAGCGCATAGAGTATCGCGTTGAACAAAAGACGAACTGCACAAAAACAATTCCCTCCCCTGCTGATATCCGGTCGGCACGGGAAACGGCAGGACTCACGCAACGCCAAGCCGCCGGAATACTCAGCGCCGGATTGCGCACTTGGGAAGCTTGGGAATCTCCTGTTGACTCCACCAGTCGGCGTGTAATGCCTCACGCAAAATGGAAGCTTTTTAATATCCTACTTGGCAATAATAATTCATAACTCATTCAATTTCAACAATATAACGCGCCTGTAAATTCCAGCTTTTTACAGGCGCGCCACAATTACCGCAAATGATTTCCTCCCCCGCCTTAGCAATTGGCGCTTTAGCGACATCCCCCGGCTTTGAAACACGCCTTAAATACATTGCGGGACGGCCGCAAGCCTTGTGAATAAGCGCGTACTTCATTCAAGCTCCCCATTTTCATAGAGCCACAATCGCGCCGCCTGAATTGCCTGCGCGTCGTTATTCAGCGCCAGCAACCGCCTTGCATGTGCCAGCGCTTTATCACGCGGCAATGCTCGCAAATAGTCCAAAACTTGTCGGTAAACCTTAACCGACATATTGCGCCCAAACCATGCGGCGGCAGTCTGCCCAACGGTGGCCCTCAGTTTCCCGCATACGCTTTTGCGCATATTCCGCACGGTTTTCAGGCTTTGTCGCCAGCATCCTATAAGCTTCTTGCCTATACGATTCAGGACACCATGCCGCTTCAGGCACTGTGACAAGCGTCACCTTTCGCCAATCAGCATAGAGCCGCTGCACGGTAGCGGCGGCCCTCAAGCGGTCGCGGGTTTGTTTTTCTGCGGTAAACGCAATATGAGCGGCGCGGTGCACAGCACCTTGCAAGCCCAATTCGTCAATCCATTGTTGAGCAAGTGTTTTCATAGGGTGATTTTAT